TTTCAGCATGTGAATTGGGCCGACTTCCGCCACGGCCCTGGCCGCACCTGGGAGGAGGTTGAGTGGATAGCTTTTCGCCATTTGATGACGCGTGACGAATTGAAGGCGAAGTTCGGCGACAAGATGGGCGACGACGTCACGCTCGACTACTCGCCAATGGGGATGGAGGATAGGGACGGGGAGCCGCTGGCGGATACGTTTAAGCGGGCCACCGTCTGGGAGATTTGGTGCAATCGGCAGAAGGAGGTGATCTTCATCTCGAAGACGCTGAAAGAGCGCCCCCTTAAGACGGAGCCGGACCCGCTGCAATTGCGGAACTTCTTTCCGACTCCGCGCCCGCTCTACGCGATGGAGAGCACCGACAGCCTGGTGCCTGTCGAGCCGTTCCGGTTTTACCGAGACCAGGCCGACGAGCTAGACAGAATCACAGTTAGGATCGCCGGCATTATCTCGGCCTGCAAGGTGCGTGGCATTTACGATTCCACGATCACTGAGATGCAGAACATCATGGACGCCTCGGAGAATATGATGATCCCGGCGCAGGATGTTCTGCCGCTGATGCAGTCGGGTGGACTGTCTAATGCGATCTGGATGTGGCCTATTGAGAAGATCGCGGGAATCCTTGGACAGCTTTACCAGCAGCGCGATCAGATCAAGACGACGATCTATGAAATCACCGGGATTGCCGACATCATGCGGGGCAGCAGCGCGGCGATGGAAACGCTCGGCGCCCAACAACTGAAAGTTCAGTTCGGCACGATGCGCCTAGACGATTCTCGCCGAGACATTCAGCGATACGCGCGCGACTTAATTCGCATCGCCGCTGAAATCATCAGCGAGCAGTTCACGCCAGAATCGCTGCAAATGATGACGGACATCAAACTGCCGACGATGGAAGAAAAAGAGCTCGCGCAGATGTCTATCATGCAGGCTCAGCAGATGGCCGCTATGCAGCAGCCAGCGGCGCCGGGCGCGCCACCACCACCTCCCCCGGAGATCCCAAAGGAAATGCTGGAGTTACTGGAAAAGCCGACGTGGGAGGAGTGCATACAGCTGCTACGCGACGACAAGCAGCGAAGCTTCCGCGTGGACATCGAGACGGACTCTACCATCTCCGGCGACTACGTCGCTGACCAGAAAGCCATCACAGAACTGCTCCAGGGTGTCTCCGCATTCATTGCCGACGCAGGCCCGGCGGTCGCGGCTGGCTATCTCCCAATCGAGGCGGCGAAGGCCATGATCATGTCGGCCGTGCGTCGATTCAAGTTGGGACGTGAAGTCGAGGATGCCTTGGACATGATTGGAGAGGGTGGCGAGGCGCAGGGCGACGGGCAGGGGACTGGCGTCGAAGAGGCGCTACAGATGAAGATGCAGATCGAGCAGCAGGAGGCTCAGATCAAGCAAATGGGCTTGCAGCTCAAGTCTCAGGAATTAGGCCAGAAGCTGCGCCTAGACGAGCAGAAAATGAATCTAGACATGCAGGGCAAGCAGGCGGATTTGGCTATCGAGGAGAAGGGGTTACTTTTGCGCGAACGAGAGATGGCGCTCAAGGAGTTTGAGGCGCAGAAGCCGGAGCCGGATGTGACCAACAGGATTCAAGCTGATGTCTTGCTCGCGCGCGAGAAGATGCAGTTCGAGGCGACCGAGGCCGACAAGCAGCGGCAAGTCGAGCTGGCGAAGACAATTATGGCCGAGTTCAGCGATGGCGGCGAAACGCTCACAGACCCAGGGCAGGCCTTGAACCGCGCGGCCGAGATTATGGAGCGGATCAAGACCGTTATCGCGGCGACTAATTTGCCGCTGCCCGAGACGACAATGCTGGTTTCGGGCGAGCCAGAAGTTTCTGAGACGACGATTGTGGTGGACGACCAGGGAGGCTTGCTGCAATAAGCATGAGCGCTTACAAGGAGAATTACGACAAAATCAAGTGGAATCGCAGTCCTCGCCACGTCAATAAAAAGGCGAGCGCGAGGGTGTTAGGGCCATACGTGCAGGGCGACTATGAGGCTTATGAGTGCCCTATCACCGGTGATTTGATTGACGGAAAGCGTGAACACGAGCAGAATTTAGCGAAACATGGGTGTAGAGTTCACGAAAAGGGTGAATTCGAGGATGTCAAGCGGTACGGCCGCCAGCTATATGAGGCCGAGTTGGACCGCGCCATTGACAAAGCGGTCGAGGCCGCTGCCCATGAAATTGATTGGTAACCAGGGGACGATACATGAGCGATGACGCGGTGATCGGTGCAGAGATGGAAGAGCAGTCTATCGGAGACTTCATCGGCGACCAGCTCGATGCTGTCGAGGCATTGGATACTGAATCATCCCCCGATGAATCTTGGGATCGTGCGGAGGAGTCCGCGCCCCAGAATGAAGCCGTCGAAATGTCGGCGGAAGATGTCGAAGTATCGACAGAGCCCGACTCGGAAGGTGCTGAGCCTGAAACCCAGACCACTACAGCACCGCAATCGATGTCGGCGAAGGATCGTGAGGCGTTCTACACTCTGCCGCCTGAAAGCCAGAAATGGATTTCAGACCGCGTCAGAGAGCAGGAGGCCGATTACACGCGTAAGACGATGCAAGTTGCAGAAGCTCGGAAATATTATGAGCAACTTGAGCAGGCCATTGCGCCCAGGCGCCAGCAGCTGGCTATAAACGGGATGGACGTGAGCACAGGGATCTCCCAGCTCTTCGCCCTTTCCGATTTTGCCGAAGCGGACCCGGTGGGATTTTCGCGCAATCTGCTTGAAAGCCGTGGCATTCCGCTATCTGCTCTCACAGATACTGCTGGGCATCAGCCCAGCGACCCCCAAATTGCTGACCTGCAACAACGACTACAGCACTTTGAAAATCAGAACGCATGGCAGGCTGAGCAACACCTACAGCAGCAGGGCCAGGTGGTGAGTGGCGTTATAAACGATTTTGCGACAACGCATCCGTTCTATGATGAACTCGAAGCCGAAATGGTCCCGATTGTAGTGAGTCTGAAAGAAAGTCGGCCCGGATTGACGCATGATCAATATTTAGACCTGGCATACAAGATGGCCGCTGCGGCCAATGACGGGGTGTCGTCTAAAATTGAGATTGACCGCAAAGCGAAAGCCAGTGCGGAGCGAGTAACCAAGGCGAAACGAACCGCCGCGAATGCTCGACGTGCCGGATCAACCAACATTCAGACAGGCGGCACACTGCCGCCGAGTGTTGCGCACTCGAACAATGTTGATGATTTCATTGGAGCCTTAGTCGATGAGCGCATTTCGGCTTAGATAAAGGTGGAATACCATGCCAGCTAACAGTTCATTTACCGAAATTTCGGCCATTACATACAGGCATTTCAAAAACAAGTTTGTCACCGACAACATCAGTAATCACACCGCCCTGCATCAGCGGCTCACCGAGAAAGATCGTGTCGATCTCATCTCCGGCGGCTGGGAGATTCAGGTGCCGCTTGATTACGCTGAGAACGGAACGTACCAGCGCTATAGCGGTTACGACACTCTGGATATCGCGCAGAGCGAAGTCTTCACCGCCGCGAATTTCGCGTGGAAGCAGGTGGCGATTAATGTTGTCGCCAGCGGCCTAGAAGTTCGTCAGAACAGCGGGAAAGAGGGTGTTATCAAGCTTGTGAAAAACAAGCTCAAGAACGCCATGAAAACCGCCGGCAACAACTTCTCTGTCGACCTGTACAGCGACGGAAGCCTTGCGAATCAGGTTAACGGTTTGCAGGCTCTCGTCTCGGACGCAGGAACGGGAACCGTTGGCGGAATCAATTCTTCGACGTATACGTTCTGGAAGTCCGGCCTACAGTCGGCTGCTGCGCCAATTCAGGGCGGCGGCGCCATCACGCCATCGGCTACCACTATCGAGAGCCTCATGCTCCCGCTGTGGTTGCAGCTGACGAGAAACAACGACCAGCCTGACCTCATCGTGATGGACGACACGTATTTTACGTTCTTCGATAACAGCCAAACGTCGATTCAGCGATATACCAATACCACTGACTTGAAAACAGGCACCACGTCGCTGAAATACAAAGGCGCGGACGCGGTCTATGACTCGCTGGCGGCGGGTATGCCGGATCAGCACGCGTACTTCTTGAACACGGACTACATTGGGATCTGCGCGCACCGGGATGCCAACTGGACTGAGGTTCCCGAGAAGTCGAGCGTGAATCAGGATGCTCAGGTGCTGCCGATTATCTGGCAGGGCAATATGACGGTATCGAACCGCTCTCTTCAGGGCGTGATGAAAGCCTGACCGGCAATCAGATTGAAAGGAAAATATTATGTCTGACTATCAAATCATGAACCCAATCGCCGGCATGCAAAACATCGGCGACACTTCAACCACCCAGAACCATGTGCTCGGCACCGTCGTTCAAGCGAAGGACGTGGCCTCGACGGCATACGGCGCGGGTGATTTCATCTACCTCCTCGGCGTCGCTTCAACCGTCGTCGGCTCGTTTGTCACCTTTAACCAGGACGACAACAGTACGGCGCTGCTTGCGGCGAACGCTATCGGCCCCGTGGCTGTCGCCATGTCGATCAACGTTGCCAGTCAGTACGGCTGGTACCAGATCAGTGGCAAGGCCGTCGGCAAATGCCTTTCCGGCTACGCCGACAACGGACTCGTTTATGCAACCGCCACGGCGGGCAGCATTGATGACGCCGTTGTATCTGGCGACAGGGTTAAGCTGGCGCTGGGAGCGTCTGCAATCGGAACTCCGTCGGCGGGGCTTGCTGAATTCGAGATTCAGCGCCCGTTTATGGATGACGGCAGCGCCGCGTAGGTAATTTCAACCCAACCAGGAGCGCCTCGAAAGGGGCGCTCTTTTTCAAACATTCGGAGGTTTTTAATATGGTCGACTTTCGCCCCATCGAAAATGAAGAGCGCCCTTGCTACATCGAATTCGAACTCCAGGCGGAAGAAGACCGCGACGCCACCATCGCTCAGGGGATGCCAGTGTTCAGAGATGTTGAAATTGCACATCTGACGCCGCCCGGCAACCAGGGCACGCTGGTACTGCAAAAACGCATCACCCCGGAGCAGCTCGACGAGTGGCGCCACGGCGACAGGGGCCGGAAGCGCCCGGTGCCGTACTACATTCAGGCGTATGAGGCGTGGAAATCAGGGCTTGACATTCCCGCAAACGGCCTGGACATCAAGAACTGGCCCGGCGTGACGCCCGCGCAGCTGCGGACATGCCAGGAGGCGGGTGTTAGGACGGTGGAGGATTTGTCCACCGCGAACGCGGACACCATCCGAAAGCTTGGCATGGGCGGCCTGGCCTTAATTGCAAAGGCCACCGTGTATTTAGAGAATGCGGAAACGAACAAGGCGGCGGAAGAAATTTCCGCGCTTAATGTTAAGATCGACGCGCTGGAGGATTTAATCGAAAAGCAGTCGGAGCAAATTGCTGCGATGATGGATGATTTAGAGCCGCGTCCAAAACGAGGTAGACCGAAGAAAGTCGCATGAGCCTACTCACAATTATCACAAACGTCTGCGACTCCATCGGGCTGTCCGAGCCTGCTGCCGTCATTGGTTCCACCGACCAGAATATTCGCACGCTGGAGGCGATGGCGAACACGGAGGGGCGCGAGCTGCTTGACCGGTTCTCGTGGCCGGCGACGCAGATAGAGGTTACGCACACGTCGCTTGCGGCCGAACTCCAGGGGGTTATGACAACCCTGGCTCCCGGCTTTAGTTACATCACCAGCTCGACGTTCTGGGACCGGACGCTCACACAGCCCGTTCGGGGGCCGCTCTCGCCCATCGAATGGCAGGCGTTGAAGGCGCGCACCGCGACGGGGCCATATGCGAGTTACCGAATATTTGCTGGAAAACTGTACGCCTACCCCGCACCGTCTGCCGGAAACACCTGGGTGTTCGAGTATCAGTCGACTTATTTCTGTCAGTCCGCCGCAGGCGCGAACCAATCAAAGTGGACGGCTGACACTGATGTGGGCGTCCTCGATGAACACCTAATGGAGATGGGGATTATCTGGAGGTTTAAAAAGAAAAATGGCCTTGACTATTCCGAAGACTTCCGGTCGTACGAGCAGAAGCTCGCGATAGAAACGTCGCGTGCCGGTGGCCGGCCGATCTTAGATATGGCGGGTTATGCGCCGAGTAGAGGCGTCTACATCCCTGAAGGCAGCTGGGCCTAATGGCTAATCTAGAGAGCCAGGGGGAAAATAAAGCAATGGAGTTGCTGGCCGGCTCTTTGGGCAACAAAGACCTACTAGCCCAGATTGTCGCTCTCGATCCGCCTTACTCGTCAAACATTAATATTATTGCCGCCCTGTTGAAGCAGGAGCCGGCCGCTATAGCGGCACTCTTAAGCAAGGGCCAGCAGCTCGCCTAGACTCCAGTCACCGAATCCCTGAGGCATCGCTATGCTGCTGCAACCCATCAAAAACAACGCCCAACGAGTTCAGACGAGCCAGAGCGTGAGCATTCCGGCGCCGGTGAAGGGCTGGAATGCCCGCGATTCGCTCGCGAATATGCCGGAAGACTTCGCGGTTTCGTTGGAGAACGTGTTTCCTAACCTAACGAGCTGTGACCTACGCAGCGGCTACGCCTCGCACAGCACCGGCAACGGCACGGGAGCTGTAGAGACACTCGTCGAGTACGCGGGGCCTGTCACGCGCAAGCTCATCAGCGCTGCGGGCAGCGTCATCTACGACTCAAGCGCGGCCGGAGGCTCGACGTCTATTGCGACGGGAAAAACGAACGCCCGCTGGCAAACGACGATGATGGGAACGGCGGGTGGCAATTTTCTGTATATGGTGAATGGCGCCGACGCGCCAATTTATTACAACGGCAGCGCGTTTGTGACGCCGACGCTTTCGAGCGTTACGCCCGCAAACATCATCCATGTGACGACGCATCAGAGACGGCTGTTCTTTGTTTTCAAGGAAAGTTTGACATTCGGCTATCTGCCGGTGGTTTCCGTGGCTGGCACCGTCTCGACGTTTGATTTGAGCGGGCTATGCCGCAAAGGCGGCTACCTGATGGCTATCGGCTCGTGGACGCGTGATGGCGGCTCGGGGCCTGACGATTTATTTGTCGCAATTACGTCTGAGGGCGAGGTTATTCTGTACTCGGGTAACGACCCCAGCACGGCAGCGGACTGGGTGCTGTCCGGCGTGTTCAGCATCGGCAAGCCAATCGGGCGCCGGTGTATCGAGAAGGTAGGCTCCGACTTAATCGTGACAACGCAAGACGGCGCCATCTCGTTGACGACATTCCTGCCTATCGACCAGCTCGCCAGCACCAGCATGGCGATGTCCACTAACATTCAAAATGAATTCCTGGCGTCCGCGCGGAGCTATTCGAGCACGTTCGGCTGGCAGTCCCTACACTACCCGCAGGGATCCTACCAGTTGTTCAATATTCCGACCACGTCCACGACAGCGCTCCAGTACGTGATCAATACCCAGACGGGCGCGTGGTGTAAATTTACGAATCAGAACGCGGCGTG